TGTATTCTAGCTTCTGCTGCTAGATGGAATACAACTTCAACATTTTCAAATAGAGGTCTTATATTTTCATAATCACATATATCAAGTTTATAATTAGTACATTTATCGTTCCAATAAAACTGCTCGTTTGCATCGCTTGATTCGTTATCGATAACAATTACTTCATTATACAATGGTAAAATTCGATCTACTAAATTTGATCCAATAAAACCTGCACCTCCTGTTACTATTGCTTTACTCATTTAAATACTGTTTTAGTTCTCTAATAGAGATATTTTTATTTTTTGCAATTAATGCTAAATCTATCTCACTTTCTTCTTCCTTTTTTTTCTTTTTAATATATTTTATCTTTTGCCACTTTAACCGGGGAATAATATTATAGTATAATTTATACGCGTCTTGTTTATTTTCAAATATAGTACTAAATTTGTTTAGTGTTTCATTAGTAAAAACACACATATTATTATTATAAAAAGATAACCACCGGTTAAACAAAAACGGGACAAATGCTTGTTCACCCTCAGCATCTAGCTCACCCGCTTCAGTTTTCTTAGAATAAAATAATTTGTTTTGGAGTTGAAAAAAATTCATATTTTAAGTTTATTTAGTATTCGTTCTGCTGCAGCTTTTTCAGACAAAGTATTTTCCCAATCTAGGCTTATTTGTTCTTGAATACTGTTAAGTATAGATTGATCTTTCAGTAAATCCATAATAACTTGCCCTGCGTTGTTATGCCAATCATCTACTTGTATAACATTACTACTTTTATATATTTCGGTATTAGGTAGAGGCGGTGAAACAACTACGCATCCACTCTTAACTGCTTCATAAAATCTAAATGTCTCAACACTTACGTTACCATGTGGACAAATAGCTATTTTACTGTTATGCAGTCTCTTTGAATACTCCTCACCACTTAGCCCCATATTAAAGCCCCTGCTTACATTTATATCTAATTTTGGACGAAGATGCTTTGGTACATTATTAAAATAATTTATGATTGGTAGCATGCTGTTATGTCTATTTTGAGATGACATATGACCGGAAAAAAATACATCTACGCTTCTTTCATTAACTGGCTTATTTTCTAACGAAATATACTTTTTATTATATCCAAGAGGAAATGAATAAACGTTACTAACTTCTTGCTCTGGCAAAAGATACTGTTTAAATATAGCTACAGAATCACTAATATATTGAGGAAATACATCTTCCATATATTCATCTGATGTACCTATAATAATATTTTTTTTACCGTCAACTAATTTAACGTTTTTATGATTTTCACATTCTGCGCTAAAGCACGCTACATGTAATACGTAATCATCAGAAAGTTTTGATTCCAGATTTTTTATAACTTTCTGTAAATATTTCCACTCGCAAAAAAAATCTTCAACATCACTATATTTAATTTGCATAAATTATACTAATATTTTTGTTGTAGCAACAAACTGATCGTTAATCTCAGCATAAAAATAATCAATAACAGTCTCGACAAAGCTATCTACCGCGTCGTCACTTAAGTTTGATGAGTAGGCAAATGGTGGAGCTTTATCACCCGCTACAATATTAATACCGGTATGACCTAGTGTAATATTCTCTTTTGAATAGGTAATAGAAACACTAACCTTACCTTCTTTTCTGACTTTATCATCACTACCGAGAAATTCATCTTGTACCATTAAATCATCGCCGGCGACAACAATACCTTTACCAATAATATTCGAAAGAATATTAGCTACAGCTGTATTAAAAAGTCTTTGAAATGAAACAGCACCTAGAGGGCATAAGTTAGGAATTTCCCAGCAAAAATTGACTGCATCTTGACTATGAATAAAATCATTACTAAGAGTATCCTCAAGATCAATCAATTCGTCTTTAACATACATAGGCGCTCTAAATGCGACAATGTTACCTGTAGGAGATACTTTTTTTCTAAAATACTTATAAGCAAATCTATCATGAATTAGTTTACCGTCATATACGCCTTCTTTAATAACCATAACATATTATAATAACTTGTATTGATCTTTCAACTCAAATCCTAATCGTATAAATCACCAAAATGTTCCATTAGATAATCATCTAAAATAATTTTATCCCTGTGCTTTTTAACTGATAAAATATTACGAAAGTGTTCTATATCGTGCTTTGGTTTGTGCATATGTGTGCTTTCATTCAATCCATACGACTTATGCTTCAATTGATCGTACCACTCATCAAAATAACAGCTACCCTCTTCATTCCACCCTCCCATATTATAAAAAGTCATACCGGTAATATACATACTTTTTATATCATAGTTAAGTAACGTTAGAATACCTATAAATCCTGTATTAGGCAATGATCCTAAATAGTCATAAAGATAACCAGGCTTACCTTTATTCCAATCAAATGGCGGCTCAGCATCATCTGGATCACCCTTAATATGATGATCAGGTACGTTATGTACCGGTACACCTATTTGTGAAAACCATTGTTCTTGAATAGGTGTTTCATATGCTCTAACCATAGGCTGTAAAAAATATTTCATAGATCTAAGCCATGGTATATCTTGACTTAGGTGATGAATATCTTGTATATTAAAACTATGTACTAAAACGTCTGATCTACTACCATAATCTTGCTCTTTACCTGTTTGGTTCATGAACCCAACAGGCGGGTCACCTAACCTAAAGACAAAATCATGCGAATCAATGTGTTCACCGAGCTTTTTATCTTGAATATTTGGAGCTGGTCCAACATAAGCAATAGTTTTACCCTTAATCATTTTATTAAAGGTTTCATCTCTTACATAATCATCACCTAGAGGATATGTAATCATATCTTTATAGTTAATAGTATCAGTGTTCATATTTTGCAAAATAATTATTAATTATATTTTTTACCTTATCGATATTGTCTAAGGTAACAATTTCTAATTTAGTAGTGTTATATGTTTTATGTAAAATGCAAACTAAACTATTATTAATATTTTTTTTATCCTTTTTAAGAGCATTAAAAAACTTTCGTTTTTCTTCTATGCTTAATTTAACATCTGGCTTATTACAGTTAATTATTGTATTTATATAATTAAATTTTTCTTCATTAATAAAATTAAAATTATAAGATATATAATTTGCAATACTCATGCCTATAGTAATGGCTTGACCGTGTGTTATTCTATATTGTGTTGCTGTTTCTAGTGCGTGTCCAAATGTATGACCAAAGTTATTTAGCTGTCGAGTTGAGGTATCAAATTCGTCTTTTTCAACAGTATATTTTTT